ACAACACAGACCAATGCGGCATTAAGTCCGTTGCAATATGGTGATTTATGGATTGATACTAGTGATTTAGAATTATATCCAATGATTAACCGTTGGGAAACTGTTAACGGACAAGATCAATGGATAGCAATTAGTAATTCTGATCAAACAACAATTAATGGTATCGTATTTGCTGATGCTCGTTGGGCTCCAAATGGTACAACTAATCCAGTAAGCGACCCAATCCCGCCAATTTCTGGAGCCGGCGGATTGATTACCAGTGATTATTTAGATCTTGATGCTCCGAATCCGTTGTTATATCCACAAGGTATGTTGTTATGGAATACTCGTCGTTCTGGATTTAATGTTAAGACATTTGAATACAACTATTTTAATGCAACAGACTATCCATTCCCAGATGTATTGCCAGATCAAACAAGCACTTGGTTATCAGCTAGCGGCCTGCGTGTAGACGGAAGTCCAAATATGGGTCGTCAAGCACAAAGAGCAATCATTGTTAAGGCACTCCGCTCCGGTATCGATTCTAACCAGCAAATCCTGGAAAGTCAAGTACAATTTAATTTGTTAGCTTGCCCAGCATACCCAGAGCTTGCACCAGACATGGTAACAGTAAACAACAATCGTGGCGACACAGGATTTATTGTTGTTGATACACCGTTACGTTTACCGTCTGATACACAATCACTGGTTACATGGGCTACTGATAACAACGGCCTAGGAGTAGTAACAGGTGATGGTAACTTGGCAGTTGGTCAAGCATACGCGGCTGCATTCTACCCTAGTTGCCAGACAACAGACTTAAGTGGTAATTTGGTAGTAACAGCACCAAGTCACATGATGATTCGTACAATTATTCGCAGTGATGCTGTTAGCTATCCTTGGTTTGCACCAGCCGGTCTACGCCGTGGTGTAGTTGATAATGCAATAACAATTGGATATATCAATGAAGCAACTGGTAAGTTTGTACCAACAAGTGTAACTCAAGGCATGCGTGATGTGTTATATCAAAACGATATCAACCCAATTACATTTATTCCAGGCGCAGGTATTACTAACTTCGGTAATCATACACTACAAGGAACAGCCACAGCATTAGATCGTATCAACGTTGCTCGTTTAGTTGCATACCTCCGCGGTCAATTGGAAGTAATCGGTAACCAGTATCTATTTGAACCAAATGATACAATTACTCGCAGTGCAATTACAGCTCAGATATCTTCATTGATGAACGCTTTAGTTAGCCAGCGCGGTGTTTACGACTATCTAGTTGTTTGCGATTTGTCAAATAATACTCCGGCCACAATTGATGCTAACGAGTTATTTGTTGATATTGCAATCGAGCCTACAAAAGCCGTTGAGTTTATCTACATACCAATGCGTATTCAGAACACCGGTACTATAGCAGCACAAGGAAAAGCATAATTGAACTCTGGACCAAAATCGTCAAATTTTGGTCCGGGTCAATTACCATAAATAAAGTATATTAGGAGATAACAAATGACATCAGCTTCATTGCTCAAAATGAGTGTACCGGCAGCGGATAATAGTACAGCCAGCCAAGGTTTATTAATGCCGAAGTTGCAGTACCGCTTCAGAGTTACATTGCAAAATTTTGGCATTTCGACCACAGGCCCAATCACCCAGCAGGTTATGGAATTTGCTCGTCCTAATGTAACTTTTGAAAATATTGATCTTCCAATATACAACAGTACAGTTAAAATTGCCGGCAAATATGCTTGGCAAGATATTACTTTCAAAATTCGTGATGATGCACAAAGTACAGCATCTAGATTAGTTGGTGAGCAATTGCAAAAACAATTAGACTTTGCTGAACAAAGTTCTGCGGCAGCTGGTATTAATTACAAATTCCAAGCTACGTTTGAAGTACTCGACGGTGGCAATGGTACCAAAGCTCCTATTATATTAGAAACATGGCTTCTCTACGGTGCTTACCTTCAGGGTGTCAACTATGACGCTGCAAACTATGGTAGTAATGAAGTAATGACAATTAGTATGACAGTAAGATACGATAATGCTGAACAAGTCATTGGTACCGGTTTCAATAATGACCTGGCCACTGGTGTTGGATCGCCCGGCTAAGATTTAGCCTATGTCAATTCAAGCACCAGAACAAACCTTTCCTGATGGTACCGGTTTACGAGATTATACTCATGCTTCCAAGACATTTGTTAGCGGTAATTTTAATCTCCTTCCTCGCTTTAAGTTTTTATTCTATGTGTATTTTAATGTCAATTTAAATATACCAGCATTAGCAAATTTATTTTCTGGCAGTACCCCATTATCCACTGTAGGTTACCTTGTTAAGACCGCACAGTTGCCTAGTTATGAAATTGATGTACAGACATTAAATCAGTACAATCGTAAACGCCTAGTACAGACAAAAATCAATTATAATCCATCGCAGATTGTATTCAACGACGACAACAGCGATTTGATACGCAACATGTGGTATCAATATTATCAATATTATTATAGTGATCCTACTTACCAATATGGAAATACTCCAGCACAAGCAGGCGTACCTGGAATATTGAGTACTCCGATACCTGTTATTGGTGGCAATTATAATGTAAGTGATTTATATGCGCCCAACAGGCCAGTGGAACACTGGGGACTTAGCGGACAAGGATATACTAATCCTACACTGTCGAGTCTTGCTAGTTCGCTGTTAACCGGTCCAGCCAGCGGGCAAGCACCGTTCTTTAATGACATAACAATTTATGGCATGAGTCAAAAAACATTTGCCCAGTACACAATGATTAACCCATTAATTACTAGCTGGACACACGACACCTATGATTATAGTCAAGGTGGTCAAGTGATGACTAATACTATGACTATTAGATACGAGACTGTAAAATATTACTCAGGTGATATTGGCGGAGCACAGCCTAGTGAGACAGTTCCAGGATTTGCTGATTCAGCACATTACGACACTACTAGGAGTCCAATTGCACCTCCCGGCAGTACAGATCAAGTGGTACAAAGTGGTACACTAGTATCGGTGCCAAATGGCATGAAACAAGATTTACAAGCACTTGCCGTTGGCAAAAATACTTTACAGAATGTAATTGGTGCTGTTGGCCAAGGATTAGTTCCTGGAGCAGCCGGATTATTAGGCACTGCGCTTGGTGGAGTAATTAACCCAGGATCAGCAGCACAAAATTTATTATCTAGTTTTGCTCCTGCACTTGCTGGTAGCACTCCTGAAGCGGCCCAACAAGTTCAAAATGCAGCTGGCGGCGTATTTTTTCCAACTGCACCCGGGGTATCAAATCCTCCAAATCCAGTGGCACCACCACAACCAGACGATCCTAAGACAGCTGATTTATACAACGACGGTACAGGGTACGCCCCTGGATATGATCCATCTGCAGGATGGAGTGCATAATGGGATCAGTTAACGTAGTTAATAATAAAATTGATCAAACGGTACAAATAGTTGATAAGTTTTACGGCTATCAACAGGTAGTAGCAGTAGACGAGTATGATGCTGTACTAAGTTATTTCAAATCAGTGTTTGGCACAGGAGAAGCCGCTGGAAACTTTGCGGTGTCAGTATTTAGAGTGGCACAACTATCAAACACTCCAGTAATGAATGTACTACAACAATTTTATGGAAAATCAAAACCTGAAATTACAATTACCATGGCCTACTACTTAAACAGTATTCGTAGCGCAAGTACACTACTTGGTATAAATGTTCCAACACAACCGAATCAATATGTTGCCCGCAATATCAGGATATGATCCATGGCTAATTTTGCACAAGGTCCTTACACAGTAAAAAACACTGCCAAGTATGTAGGCCGCGGTGTTCCTCGCTATCGTAGTAGTTGGGAAAATGTTTTCATGAATTTCTGTGATAATAATGAAAATGTATTACAATGGGCTAGTGAGCCAGTACGCATTCCTTATCGTCATCCACTAACTGGCAAAATGACCATTTATGTTCCAGATTTTATTGTGACCTATCGTGGACCTAACAACACCACTCGTGCCGAACTAATCGAAATTAAACCCAAAAGTCAAAGCCTTATTGAAGATCGGCAAAGTCAACGAGATCGTGCTATTGTGGCTGTTAATTATTGCAAGTGGGCAGCGGCTCAAGCGTGGTGCAAACAGAATGGTTTAACATTTAGAATTATTACTGAATCTGATCTCTGGCACCAAGGAAAGAAAAAATAGATAAATAAAAATGTAGTTCGCGGTGTATCAGCACCCAACTACTCTAACAGTTTATGAGGAACTATCAGCTATGTATTTACAAAACAAATATACTAAGTGGTATAATAATATTATTTTGCAATCACAAAATAGAAGTACTCCTGTAATATATACAGAAAAACATCATATTATCCCAAAATCTCTAGGTGGCAGTAATGCCAAAACAAATATTGCAATATTAACAGCAAAAGAGCATTTTTTATGCCATTTGCTATTATCAAAAATGACCACCGGAAATGCCCAATTTAAAATGATCAAAGCATTAACAATGATAATGGGCGTAAAAAATATAGGTGATGGTAGATATATTGCAAATAGTAGGTGGTATGCATACGCACGAGAGCACAATATACAAAATATCAAAGCTCACTGGACACAGGAGAGAAGACTGCAACATTCTAAGGCATTAAAAGAATATTATTCGACAGTTGATAAAACAAGTGAAAAATATATTAATCGAATTGAAAAAATAAGAGAGTTTCAACTTACAAAAGTTTGGACAGAAACTGCAATTAGCTCAAGAACTGCTAACTGTTTAAAAAGTGCTATAAATCGTAAAGGTGGGACCTGGAATAATAATAGACGCCAATCGTATAATAACAATCCTATTAAAATGTCGCCAGAATCTAATGAAAAACGTCGTCAGGCGATGCAAGGAAGAAAAACATCTGCCGGGAGTGCAAAAGGCCATTGGTTCCTCTCGCCAGATAATGAAAAAGTCTTATTTTATCCATTTAAAATAACCGCCAATGAACGCACACTATCTACCTATAGATTAAAAAAATTAATAGCAGATAGTGAATACAAATATAACGGTTGGACATATATAAGCCCAGCAACTAATGACGAGTTAAAAAAAGTTAAATATCCGCCAATTACTATACCACTAAATATATAATGACTCGTAAATTAGAATCCTTATTTGGTTTTGATCAGTTGGAATCCAATTCCAATCAACCAGAAACTACTACCACCACTACCGTAGAAGAAACCCGCAA